GGATGAAGCAGGTGGGGCATTCACCTGTATCTATCTGGGTTCTTCAGATTGTGAAAGGGTGGATGCAGGGTCTGGCATGCTTACGCGCAGTCTGCGGTTCGGGGTGTATGTTCCCGAAGAATCGGGAGCTGCCCTCGCTGAAACAGAAGACGCGTGGTTAGCTGCGCTTCAAGGCTGGACACAGCAGGAACTTGGCTCGAACTGGTCTGTTTATGGAGGTGTCTGGCCCGGTGGGTACGATAAGCCGTCTGTGTTATGGCGATTGGCCGGATGCAGCACCTCTGTGGCGGGCACTTCAGCCTTGGAGGTTCGACAACAGTGGATTGGGCATGTGCTCACCGATCATTCGGTGTTAACACGCCAGACCGTTACTCGGTTGGCCCGGCAACTTGCAGTGCAATCTCGTCTTGCCGTCAATGAAACGGGGAGCGCAGAGCACGAAGGTAACACACGGTATGTGACGGTGGATGAGGTCACGGCAGATCTGCAGACGGATGCTTATCTGAATGGTCAGATTCGACTGACGCTGCAACAGCGGATCCGTCGTCCGGGTACGAATGTACCTTTCATTCGTGAGATTCACCATAGCAAAGGTATGGATTAAACGTTAGTCGAGAGGAACATTCACTATTAAAGTGTTTCCAGATTATAGCTTTGATTAGATTGATATAGTTTCAACATCGTAGCTTCAAATTCATAGATTCAGTGGATCGAAAATTCATAGGTCAAGCTTAAAGATTGATGTTCATGTTCACGAAATTAGCAGTCCAACAAATGAGGTGAGATGGCCATGGCAAGCTCAGTAAAAAAAAGTAAACAGACAGCCCCGCGGTATACACGGGCCGAACTGATGAATCATGCAGAAGCCCTCTTTGCCGTTAAGGCAGAGGTGCTGTACGGTGCGCTGTACGAAGTGGCGCAGCAGACGTTTTCCATTGAAGAAACGCAAGAACGAATTAACCAATTTATGAAAGCGAAGGTGAAGGCATAATGGCAGGTGGAACTTGGGAACAAACGAATCGTCCGGTCCTTCCGGGCTTATATATGAATTTTCAGGCGGCAGCATCCTCGGCCATTCAGGCAGGTACGCGGGGAACGGTCGTTGTGCCGATCAAGGCCAACTGGGGTCCTGTAGGGACTTTTGTTGAAGTAGGGAGCGAAGCGGCGATTGAACGTATCTATGCGGCGAATGCGCTGGACAACGGTACAGCTTATACGTCATTGAAGCTTGCCCTGTTGGGCGGGCCGAAGAAGTTGCTCGCTTATCGGGTAGCAAATGCTGCTGCCAAAACAGCTACGCTCACCTTGAAGGACAGCAGTGATGCCAATGTGCTGCAACTGGATGCGAAGTATCCTGGGGATCGTGCGAATGGATTCTACGTCACCATCCAGCCAGGTGTAATTGATAATACGAAACATGAAGTGCGCCTCTTTGAAGGTAACCGGATGTTGTATGCGCTCCTGACTGCGGATATCACAGCAGCTTCTCTGGCAAAAGAGATTAATTCGGATGAACGAAATGTCTGGGTGACGGCGCAGGCGATTGGTGATGGTGCGGGTGTGGTAGCTACTGTTGCGGGTGCGGCATTCAAAGGCGGCGTAAGTGGCAATGATGACCTAACCAATGCGGAATACATTGCTGTGCAGGGTGCGCTGGAAGGAGAGCAATTCGACGTCTTGGCTTTGGATCAGGCGGCGGATGCGCCTCTGCTTGCGAGCTTTGCGGCATGGGTAAAACGTGTGCGTAGTGAAGGAAAACCGGTGGTGGCCGTGTTTGGCGGTTCTGCAGCGGATGACACTTCTGCTACAGCAGCACAAAAAGCAGCAGCACGTTCGCTTGCGCTCAACCATGAAGGGGTGATTAACGTTGGTACAGGCGTGCGCCTTGGAGATGCAATCTACAGCTCGGCAGAAACATCCGCCTATGTTGCAGGACTGATTGTCGGACAACGTCTGAACCAATCCACCACCTATGCAGCTACTCCGTTCGATGATGTGACACGTCGCTGGACGCGTGCAGAACAGGAGCAGGCGGTACAGAATGGCGTATTTATTTTCTTCCATGATGGACGTCAGGTGAAAGCACTTCGCGGTGTAAACACACTGGTAACGCCAGCTGCTGGACAGAATAATGCGTGGAAAAAAATCCGTTCCATTCGAGTATTGGATGCGATTAACACGGATCTGCAACGCTCCGCGGAAGATACGTATATCGGTAAAGTGAACAATACCGAAGAGGGTCGTCAGGCACTGATTAGTGCCATGAAGGCCTATTTGGCGCTGCTTGCACAGAGCAATGTGATTGAAGCTGACGGTTATGATGTCATTCTTGATCCGGCGTATTATGGCACCGTACCAGTTCTCAAACCGGAGGCAGATCAGGTATTCCTGCAATGGAATGTGAAGCTGACGGATGTGATGGAGCAGTTGTTTGGTACATTTTACGTGCAATAAGGTTGTGTGGAAGGAAAGAACCGTTTTCTAGAATAATTACTATACGTTGAGCAGATGGTTTACACGATATTTTTTAATCTCAAGGAGGAAAATATATGTTGGATGCGTCAAGAGTAATTCTCGGTACCCATGGTCAGTTGCATATCGATGGTGTGTGGCAGACGAACATTAACAAGCTGGAAGCGAGTGTGGAGATCGAAAAGCGGGAGCTGAACCTGGTCGGTAACGACTGGAAAGTACACAAAAACGGCGCAAAAAAAGGAACGGGCACGATGACGGGTTACAAGGTCACTTCGGATATGATTCAGCGCGGATTTACCAAATTCGAGATTATTTCGAAGCTGAACGACCCTGAATCATATGGACATGAGAGTGTACTGCTGAAAGGCTGCATGGTGGACAAAATTCAGCTTGCCAACTGGACAGCGGGTGAGGAAGTACCGGAGGAAACGGGCTTTACGTTTGAAGGATTTGAGTTATTGAATCCAATTGTGGCGAACTAAAAAGGACTTTAATGGAGGCCGAGATGATCTCGGTCTCTTTGTTGTCTCTACGAGGCTTGGAAGATGGCATAGATGAACCCATTCGTGAAACAAGAAGGAGATAACCCCAGATGAGTATGAATGAAAATATGTCCGAAGAACAGATTTTGGATCAGTTGTTTGAAGCAGCAGAACGTTTGCCAGAGGAAAATGTGCGGATTCAGCGTCTGGATCTGCTGTTGACCTTGCGTGGACTGACGTCTTCCAAAGTGGATCACATTCGCGAACGCTGTACGATTCGTAAAACGACCAAAGGCCGCACCGAGGAAAAGGTGGATACCGAAACATTTAACGCGCTACTCATTTCTGAAGCAACGGTGAAATTGAAAGTCCGCAGCCTGGAACTGTCCGGCTGGGGAGATACACGCATTACCGGTCGCATGAAGCTGTCTGGTGGAGAACAGGCGGTTCGCCGTATGTTGCTTGCGGGTGAATTGGATGCTGTAGGTGATAAAGTGCTGGAGCTGTCCGGCTTTGGTGTGGAGATTGAAGACCTAAAAAACTGATTTACTCCGGCGGGATGACCACGTTCCTGTATCACATGTGGGTGCGTCATCATCTCCGGCCCGGAGAGTTCTGGTCTTTGCCACGCGGGGAGCGTTCGCTGTTGATTGCGTTCTCGGAAGAGGAAATGTCAGCGATCACTTCGCAAATGAATAGATAACGATTTAAGGCAGGAGGTGAAAAAATGGCAGAAATGATTGTAGGTCTGTCCAAATCCAATACGGAAATGCGAACAACCCTTCGTTACCTGGATCAGATCCAGCGCTGAACGGAACGTCTGGGCAGAGTTCGTTATCAGAGGCTGATTAAGGTAAATAATGAACTGAGAACGACTGGGCGAAGGTTGGAGCATATTTATAGTATGGCTGTGCGAATCAGCAGGCTGAGGATTACGCCGACGATTGGGTTGATTGATAAGTTGAGTCCAGCTCTGGATCGCGCATTGGCTAAACTGAATAGTTTCAGGGACCAGATCGTTACGGCTTCAGGCACTGTATCGCTTGAGGTTAGGCAGAAAATCGAAGTGGCGATGGGGAAGATGAATCCGGCAAGTGGGTCTTCCATGTCCGTAGTGATCGGGAGTAATAATACGACGATTAATAATGTGGCTAAAGAAGAGGATAAGAAGTGGTGGGAAAAAGCATTGGAATACACCAGTACTGGGTTAGATATTCTTAATAATGCTACTGATTTGGGTAAGAAATATAAAGATTGGAGGGCTGAACGTAAGTCTAAAAAGGATAAGGCTTCTAATCCTGGAAAGAGTGCGGAAGTCGCAGAAGGGAAGATCGGCAAGAACCAAACACGGACAAGTTCAAGAACGGGGAGTGACACATCAAGCAAACCGCCTGTACGGAAAGTATCTGGTGGACGAGGAAGAGGAAGGTATGCTTCCAGAGCGGCTACACCAGCTCCTGCACCAAAGCCGAGTATATCACGAATTGAAACAGACACATCTGAACGTACCTTTCAGGAATCTAAAAAAATAGAAAGAAACCGAAGAATTGGTGGCGGCAAAAAGTCGAATATAGTGTCAGGTTTGATGTCCAGTTCACCAATGGCAATGTCGAATCTATTTTCAGGTGATGGCATGTTTGGTAAATTGGGTGGCGGCTTTGCCAAAGGAGCCAAAAGGTTGCTTGGTCCAATTAGCATGCTCGCTGATGTGGCGAACGTAGCGACAGCACCCCCGGAAGAGCGCGGCCGAGCTGTGGGTTCCATGATTGGCGGCACAGCAGGTACTGCGATTGGTAGCGCCATCGGTAGTGTTCTTTTGCCTGGTATCGGTACATGGGTTGGTGGTGCAGTAGGTGGTTGGGCCGGAAGTGCAGCAGGCGGCTGGATTGGAGACAAAGCAAAGGATATTGGAAACTTTATGTCTAGTGCTACCGAGGGTGTGGGGGATGCTTTGTCGGGTGCAGCGGACTATGTC